CCTCGGGGAAACGCTTGCGCATCGTTCGGTCGATCTCGGAGAAATAGGCATCCGAGCCAGCCGCGTAACCTGTGTCCACCAGCTCCTGATGGAGCCCGAGGGCAAAGGCGGTCATCGCCCGGTTGGGTCCGAACCACTGGTTCTTGTCCTTCCAGGCCGCGGTCTTGGGGTCGACCTTGGGTGCTTGTTGCTGTTGTACCTCTTTTTCAGGCAGATGTAAAGGCTTCATGCCTTTTGCACGGTCGAGCTTGATGGCCGCCTGAGAGATGTCGGCCTGCGCCTTGGCCATGGCCTCGGCATCGTTGGACTCGAATGCCTCTTGGTACTTGCGCTGTGCGATGCTCAGATCCGTCTCGGCCAGACGTTGCGCCTGAGAGATGAATTCCTTGCTGCCTTCGGTCAGTTGCGACTTGAGCTGCCGGTTTTCTTCCAGAGCTTGACGGGCAAGTTCTTCGGCGGCCTGACGCTCCCGCATCGCCTGTTCCTTGGCGCGGCGCTCGTCGTGGTACCCACGGGTGAACTTCTTGATGCGCTTCTGCACCTTCTCGTCGTACGACGCCAGCTCCTCGTCGGAGACTTCCTCCGGCGGGTCGGCCGGCTTGCGACCGCGGTCGGGCTCGGGGGTGTCATCCACCACTTCGATCTCGGGGGCCGCGTCGACGACTGGCGTCTCAACGACCTTGCCGGCTTCCAGGTCGATCTCGACCTCATCCGCTTCGTGCGGGAACTTGAACTCGGTGTCAGCCATGGTGTGCCTCCTTACGCACGGTTGATGCCGCGGGGGTCTTCCACCACCGCTTCGACGCTGTCGTCGTTGATGATCCGGAACTCACGGCCGTGGATCTTCAGGCGCGTGCCCGAATTGGGGCGCACGATCACGAAATCGCCGACCTTGCAGGACGGCCCGTTGGGGAACCTGGTGGCATCCTTGTACGCGTCCGGGCCCACCTTCATGACGAACAGGACCGGCGTGAGCACCTCCTCGTGGTGCAGGGTGGTGTCAGCCTTGATCAGGCCGCTCTCGAACTTCTCCTCCGCGTCGGGGACGACGCACAGCAGGTGGTAGGTGGCGGGGTCCGGCACCTGTTTGGCTTTGGCTTCCGCCGCGGCGGGTAGTTCGGACACCGGACCCTGCGGGCTCAGCGTTTGGGCGATCAGAAGATCACTCATCGGATTTCTCCAGTCTTTGCACAAGGTCTTTGACGATGTTCTCTGCGCGCACGAGACCCAGGATCGTGCCCACGAGTTGCCGATATTCGGCGAAATCAACGGCCTTGCCGCGTAGCAGCGTGGCCTCGTACGACTGGCGGTCCTCCGCCAGCCTCTTGAGCAGAAGCTGCAGTTCGCTCATTGCCCAGACCCCCGAGTCGGTGCGCCTGGCATGCCCGGAATGCCTTCAGTCCCAGACTCGCCCAGCTTGTTGCGGGCGTGAATCTCGGAGAGGATGCGCAGCGCCTCCAGCGCACGTTCGCGGTCGGCCACCAGCAGCTGCTGGTCTTGGGCCCGGCCCATGTTGCCGTAGTGCATGGCCTTGAGGCGGGTGTTCTGCTCCCCGATCTCTTCGTCGGCCATCTGCTTGCGCCCGGCCAGCGCCATCTTGGCCACCTGCACCAGAGCGTCCAGCTTGAACTGCTCCCGCTCCAGCGCGTTCTGGTCCGCCTGCGCAGCCACGTCTGCCACCAGTTTGCGCTCGGCGATGCCAACCTTGCGCTCGTCGATCTGCAGCTTCTTGAGCTGCATCTGCAGCACGGGGTCTTGGGCCTGTTGCTGGGCTTGCTGTTGCGCTGCCTCGGCTTGGTTGCCTTGAAGCACGCGCTGGGCGGCCTGCGCGGCGAGCTGGGCCACCGTAGCGGCCACAGCCGGGTCCATCTTCTTGGTCTCGGCGTCGGTGGGCATGGGCATGCCCAGCTGCTCCTCGATCTGCCGGCGGTACTCCAGCGCCATGTGCTCCTGCATGTGCGCCATGGCCGCGGCCATCAGCGCCTGGGCGTTCGGGCTCTGGCTGACGATCTGCTGGATACGCGGGTCTTGCATAGCCGACATGTGCACTGCCATGTGCGCCCTGTGGTCCTGCTCGATGAACGCTTTGACGGGCTTGCCGGTGAGGATGTTCTGGTTCTCCTGCACGGGGTCGACGGGCGTGAGGTCGTCCTCGATCGGCACCAGCTTCTCGGCGTTCTTCAAGCCCATGACCTCCACCATCTGGCGGTGAAGCAGTGGCAGGTTGTACAGGTGCGGGGCGCCCTGGGCCAGCTGCAGCGCAGCTTGGTACTGCACGATCTTCTGGGCCATAGTCGACGCGTTCGGGTCGCTGACCGGCAGCACCTCCACCATCGAGTAGTCGTCGCGGCGCGAATAGCGCTCGCCCTCCACCGGCTCGTAGGCATAGCTGGAGGTCTCGGAGTCCGCGATGATGCCCTTGAGCAGCTTGAACTCGTGGCGCATCGAGTTGTGCAGCCGAGCCTGGATGGCCGACATGACCTTGAGCGTGCGCTCGAGCAGCGCCAGGGTGGTGCCCACAGGCGCCTGCGCCGACATGTCGCTGACCTTCAGGTCCCCGCCCGAGGCAAACGCGCGCCCCTCAGCGATGATTTTGTCCAGCAGCCCGGCGAGCACCAGAGACGGCTCCTTGTAGGGGAGCGTCATGATGTTGTCCTTGATGGCGCCAGACGGGATGTCGACGTCACGGAACTCGCCCGGGGCAATCGGGGTGTCGTCACCTTTGATGCGCAGGCCTGTGGACTTCAAGCCGCCGGGAAGGTTGGCGAGCGTGCCGCTGTCGACCAACTGCCGGGTCAGGAGCGTGGCGCTCTTGGCATAGCCGCCGATCAGGTGCAGCAGGCCGTAGCCGTACACACCGAAGCCAGGCACGTACTGGTAGTGCGCGAAGTGCTCGCGGCGCACGCGGCGCTCGTCATCCTCCAGCCAGTTGCGACGGATGGACAGCAGCTTGCCAGAGCCTTTCTCGACGGTGACCACATAGGGCACAGCCACGCCGTCGGTGTCGCCGGCCACCTGATCCTTGAAGCCGTACTCGGAGAGGTCCAGGTCAACGTGCATCTCCAGCGCGCGGTAGCGGTCGTCCTGCGTGGCCGACATGCCGTTCTCCTCGGCCTTGCGCTTCTCGATGTCGTCGAGCTCGCCGCTGGGGTCGCCCAGGTCGATGTCGCGGTAGAACCCCGAGACCTGGTGCTTGCGCATCTCGTTCTTGGTCAGGCGCATGACGTGCGTGATGCGCGGCGCGTTCTGCAGGGTGCTGGCACCGAAGGGCAGAACCAGGTCCTCCGCGGGGACGAACAGGCTCACTTGCCGGCCCAGGGCCGGGTCGTCGTAGACCTTCTTGAACGCACTGCCTGCGATCGGCAGGCTCCAGAGCAGGCGCTCGTGCTCGCTGCGGTACTCCGGCATCACCTCGGTGAGCTGGTAGTTCATGTCGTCGCGCACGCGCGCGGCGGCGTCGATTTTCTGCGGCGTCTCTTTGCCGATGATCTGGGTCTTGACCGGGCCCGAGGCGGGGAACGTCTCGGTCATGGCCTCGCTCTGGAACCGCACCACTGCCTCGGCCAGCATGGGGTGGAACACGCCACAGGCGCCGTCCCACGGCTCCGAGCGCTCCTCGTACTTCAGCCCGAGCAGCTTGATGCCCTCCACGTAGGTGTCGGCCCAGTCCCGGCGGTCCATGACGTCCTTGTCATACCACTCCATCAGGTCACTGGCCAGCGCCGCCAGCTGCGTGTCCTCCATGTGCTCCGCCAGGTTGGCACTGAACTCCTCCGCGCCTTCAGCAGGCTCCGGGCCAATGACGATCTCCACGTCTCCGGTCTCAAGCGTGACACGCTCGGGGTTCTCGATCTCGATCTCCAGTATCGGTTCGAGCGGCGCGTCGGTGTCCGGCACCATGGGGCCGTTGTTGCCGGAGAGCGCCTTGTCAAAGTTCGTAGCCATAGGGGGTCCTTACTAGGGAGTTACAACACGGCTCCTGTGTGCTATACTGTCCCGACAAACGTACCGATAGGAGCCCAACATGTCCAGAAAACACACGACCGAAGAGTTTATCTCCTTGGCGAAGGCCGTCCACGGGGACACCTTTGACTATAGCGGAGTCATCTACGTGTCTCAATCGGTACCTGTGCGCGTGAAGTGCCGAATTCACGGAGACTTTTTCCCGATCCCAAAGAAACACATCCACGAAAAAACTGGATGCCCTAGATGCAGTAGGACAAAAGCCTCCCTCAAAGACTTTTTGGACGCCGCCGCCGTGGTTCACGGGGCGCGTTACGACTACTCCAAAGTAGTTCCTAGTAGAACCCACGACCCGGTGACTATTATTTGCCGAACACACGGGGAGTTCTCTCAGGTGTACGCAGTACACCTCAAAGGATCTGGGTGCCCAAAGTGCGCCGGCGTTGCCAAGAAAAGCACTGAGGAATTTATAGCGGCGGCCAAAAAAGTACACGGAGATCGGTACGACTATTCGGAAGCCGTATACACACTTGCGCATAACGCTATCAATATAAAGTGTCGTACCCACGGGAGTTTTTCGCAAACCGCCGGGACTCACTTGTCCGGCGCAAACTGCCCCACATGCGCAAAATCTGATGCTCCAAGGCAGGCGGCCAGAGATCGCTTTGCCGCGTACAAAGACTCGTTGTTTGCACGGGGTTTGCCGTACACGTACGAATTTGCCAACGCAACCAATATGCACAGCCGTATTTCGGTTACTTGCGATAAAGGGCATACGTTTGAACAACGCGCCGACGGTGCCCTGCGGTATGGATGCCCAGTCTGCATGAAGCGCCAATCGCGCGGAGAGCAAGAGCTTAAAGCCTTTATCGAGTCCTTCGGGGTCCGCGTGGAGCGAACGCGGAAAATCGCCGCCCCAAAAGAGTTGGACATTTGGTGCCCAGATAACGCCGTAGGGTTTGAGTATAACGGGCTGTACTACCACTCGGACGCATTCCCCGAGGCGCGGCGTAGGCACTACGATAAGTCTCGGTTGGTGGAAGCTGCGGGTGGGGAGCTCGTCCACATCTGGGAAGATGACTGGCAACGCCGTAGGCCCGCAGTGGAAGCGATGGTAAAAGCTAAACTTGGGCTGCTCCAGACACTCGGGGCGCGAAAATGCGTCGTAGGCTTCGTACCCGCAGACGAAGCCAAGCCTTTCCTTAATACATACCACCTGCAGGGGTATACCCCCGCCACGTACCTCGGTCTTTGGCATGCTGGAGAACTGGTGGCCTGCATGGGGTTTGCCCCCGCACGCAGCGCGCGCGGTGCCCCGGAGCCTGGCGTGTTTGAGCTTGTGCGCTACGCCGCCTCGCACCGTATCGTCGGAGGCGGCAGCAAGCTGTTGGCGGCATGGAAAACCAGTATGCGTACGGCCGGCACGGAGTGGACGTCGTTGGTTACCTACTGCGACTTGGCGCAGTTCTCCGGGAAACTGTACACCGGCATGGGGTTCACGCTGGTCAAGCGCTCTGGGCCGGACTACAAGATCATCAAAGCGGGGTTGGACCGCCGGTTGCACAAGTCCAACGTGCAAAAGGCCAAGCTCAAAGTGCTGCTCGGAGACAAGTATGACGACTCCAAGACGGAGGCGCAGATGTGCGCGGAGAACTACATCTACCGTGTCTGGGATAGCGGCAAGCTGAAATTTGAGCTGCGCAATCATACAGTGTAGGCGCCCTTGCGCCTGTACGGCGTTTCCCACGTATCGGCGGGGTCAGTATTAAGGCGAAGTAACCCGCCTTGTCTGACTCGTCGAAGTGCCAGCGTCATAGTATCCGTCATATCGTCGTGTTCAGCAGACGGGAACGCTATGATTTCTTCAACTACTTCCTGTGCCCACTGTGTTTCTGGAAACCATACTTGTCCGTTTGCGAACATGTCGGCGACCGAATTGAGACGCGCAATCTTGTCCTGCCCTTTGCCTGGGCTGAAGTCCTGCACGAAGATCCCGGAGCGCCGCATCTCGTCGATCAGGGGCTGCCCTGAGGCCTTGGCTTCGATGATCACGCTGTCAGGCTGCCAGTTGGCGTACTGGCGCCGAGCTTCTTCCTTGAGGTCGGGGAACTCCCACTTGCCCTTGGCGTTGTTGAGCAGGATCACGTTCTGGCTGCCGTCCTTCTCGGACGTCCACACCCCCCACGTCTGGCACACGGACCAGTCGGAGCGCTCCTTGGTGGTCAACGCCGTGTCCCAAGCCTGCACGATGAAGTCGATCTGCGGCGGCGTAGGCGCCTGCCACCACCGAATCCAGTCCCGCTTGATGATGGCACTGTCGGCCGCGGTCGGGTCCTGCATGTACTGGGCGTTCCACTGCCACAACGGCATGGACGCTTTCGTGCGCAGCAGAGCCTCCAGGCTCCACTGCTCCGGCCACAACGACTTGGGGGGAGCCGTCGGGTGGTCCTCCGGGTTGTCGCTGTTCAGGATCGCCGGGAACTCGAACATTTCGTACTGATCGCCGTCTTCATTCAGCGCAGTATCCTTGAGCAAGCGCCCAATCAGGTCCCGTTGATGCCAGCGCGTATGCAATATGACTATTCGGCCGCCAGGCATTAGACGAGTGCGTAGACCTGCACGGAACCACTCGTAAACCACGTCCAGCGAGTCGAAATTCCCCGCCTTGATGGCCTGTTCCGAGATCGGATCGTCCACGATGATCAGGTCGCCGCCGTATCCAGCCAGTGCACCACCGACACCGACCGCCATGTACTCGCCACCCTTGTTCGTATTCCATTTGCCCGCCGCTTTTGCGTCCGCCGCAATCGACACCTCGGGGAAAATACGCCGGTAGGCAGGGGTCTGCATCAGGTTCCGCACCTTGCGGGCCATCAAAATGGCCAAGTCGGCAGTGTGCGACGCAACAATCACCTTGTGGTCGGGGTTTCTACCGAGGTACCAGGCTGGGAAGTAGATGGAAATCATCTGCGATTTGCCAAACCTAGGTGGTACCGACACAGCGACTCTATCTTTCGTACCGGCCTCCGTGTCTGCCAGCAGCCCGCCCAGGCGCTTGAGGTGCGCACCGAACTTGTAGCTGGCATCCACGGCACCGATGAACGAGAGGAAGTCGCCGCGCGCGGCATTGATCTGCTTGCGTTCCTCCAATTCGTCCATCATGGCCAGCATTTCGGCCATTTCCTCGGGGGACAGCCCCTTGATCAGCTGGTCAATGCTGCGTGCCATGATCGGGCGGTGGCAGAACGTCTGTCACATCGTCGAACGTCGCCGCGCGGGTCGCGGCACTGGTGTCCGGCAGGCCTTCTTCGGGGGTCAGCACCTTGGCCAGCCGCTCGCGCAGCATCTGCTCGAGCTCCTCGGTCGGCCGGTGACGCATGGTGATCTCGGTCTTCTCCGTGAAGAGGCCCACGTCGCTGATTTTGCCCAGCAGCTCCAGTGCCCGGATGCGGATGCGCGGGTCCGGAGAGGTCGTCTCCATGATCAGCCGGTTGGTCACGAAGGTGCGGATCTGCGCAGCAGACTCCACCACGGCCTTGTCGTACTCCGTCAAGATGGCTTTGATCTGCACGATCGTGCCCGGCGAGGAGAGAAGCACGTCGGTCGGCCTCTCGGCACCTGTGACCACCGCCTGGGCGGTCTTGATGTCCTCGTCCGACACCTCAACGTCGGCACCCAGCTCTGCCAACGACGCAAACGCGGCATCTACCCGGGCTCGCAGATCTTCGAACGTCGGGGGGTGCTCGGCAAGAGGGATATCAGTGTCGACTACAGCGGTGTACATGGCAACCCAAAAGGCAAATTCGGCGGAGTGTAACCCAACTCTAAAAAATTGGTGCGGTATTTTTTGGGTAGGCCTTATGGAAATGAAGGGGGGTGTGTTTGGCGGTTGGGGGGTTGCATTGGGTGGTGAGAGTTACAGAGCAGTTTTAGGGTTACAGTGTAACTTTGGGGTGGGATGCGGCGTTGCGGATCGAAAACTCAGTGTAAGTGCGGGCGGATGGGACCCGCTGGAAAAAGCGGGGGGTACCCCATGGTCCTCGTCGGCCACGCCGCCCCTGCCACCTAACGGGTTAGGAAACGTCCCGCATACATAGCGCGTCGCGCCGCGCAGTTGACATAGCGCGCCCCCCATGGCATAATTCAGTCACGTTGGTCACATCGACCAGCGTTCAACCTAACCCTTAGAGGTAAACATCATGGCTAAAGCTAAATCCCGCGTTACCATTTCCGTTCCCGCGTTTCCTGGTCGTGCCGTCGTAAAGTCACAAGCTAAGTACGATGTTGCTAGCGCCAAGCTCAGTCTTACGCATGAAAGCACTATGAGTATGCTGTTCAATTCATGGATTGACCAATGCCATGCCGCTGGCGTTGACAAGTCCGACGAAGGAACAAACGCCATTCGCGCGGCGATAATGACCAATGATGACATTCTTCGAGCTATCCATGAAGGTCTGTGGACACGTGACACGATCGGCAACTATGCTCAGGGTGCCATGCGTGCGTTTTATCACGGCGAAAAATGGACCCCTAGAGCTTTCCTGGCCGAAGACAAGGGCGGGCTGCCTGCGCTGCCATGGTCTAAGAAAGCCGGCAAGGCCGACGACAAGCGCACGGCGCGGACCCCAGTGGCAAAGCAGGCCGACGACGCCGCGCCCGCCGACAAGATCAGCGGACCGAACGATGCGCTCGAAGCCCGGAAGTTCATCCGGGGTCAACTGAATACGTTGGTGTCTTACGGCAACAAGCATGCAAAAACGCTCGACCTCACCACGCGTGATGTGCTGGCGCAGATCGCCAAGTTGATGGGCACCATCGACAAGATCGACGCAGCGCCGGTCCAAGGTTCCTAATTTGTTAGGTGCCGCGGCACCTAGACTGCACCCCCCCCACCCAGGCCCGCTTCGGCGGGCTTTTCTGCGTCTACAGACGGCCGAAGGCCGGGGGTGCGAAACGGCCGGCGGCGACCCTTTGCGCGCCGCGCTTGCGTGACCGTACCCATGACCGTACCTGGTCCTGAGGCTTGGTCCTGAGGCTTGGTCCTGAGGCTTGGTCCTGAGGCTTGGTCCTGAGGCTTGGTCCTGAGGCCCTGAGCCGGATGTCCTAACATGTTAGGTGGATCGGGATATTGTATAAAACCCCGATGCTAGGTATCATGCGGCTCCCAGCAACTTTTGGAGCATCAGCATGACCCTCAGCAAGCACGTATTCACAGATGGCGACCCGTGGCCGTTCAAGGACATGGAAGTCGGTGACGTGGTGATCTGTACACACACGCAAAAGCAGCCGAACGCATTCGCACACGCCTACGGCGCAGGTGTCGGCAAGGTGTTCACGACGCGGCGCACAGTGAACAAGGCCACGGGCGAAGTGGGGTACCGCATCGAGCGGCTGCCCGACAACACACCGAAGTACCGCAACCGAGCGCAACCCCGTCCGAAGCCCGTGAAGGCCCGTAGGAAGTCCGCCAGGGTGTGGCCGTTCGAGTCCTTGGGGGTGGGGGAGCACTGGCGCTGCAAAACGCCTGCAGACGTCCCTGCGGCCATCTCAGCGGCACACGGGCTCAACAGGACGGCCACTGCGCAGTGGCGGCGCGAGCAGATCGCAGCCGGCGTAGACCCGGCACTGGTTCGGATGCAGCGCAAGCAGCTGTACACGACCGACGCCCGAGTCGACGCAACCACCCGGCAGTACGTGAGCGTGACCATCACGCGGCTGGCCGGCGATATCGTGGCAGCCAAGGGGGTCCGGCAGGCCGACGTCGGCATCGAGAAACGGTTCGGCCCGGCACCCGTGAAAACGGCAGCTTCAGCCCCTGAGTCGCTGTCGGAGATCCTGGCCAACCTGCAGGCCATGGCGCGCAAATGAGGCAGCCCCCTTCGGGGGGTTATCTGCGTTTTATATAGCTGTGTCACGCGGATACAAGTGCGGTTTCCCCGAGGTCGGTTCGGGGTAACGGGCACCCTCCTTTTCGTAAGTGCTTGATTTTGCTGGAGAAAAATCCGCAAATCCATTAGAAGAAGAAGAAGAAACTTATTAGTTGTGTGTGTGTGTACGCGGATACGCCAGTTTTTGAGATTCCAGTCAAAAATGGCGGCGCGGTAAAAACTTTCAGCGGTGCCGTTTAGGAAAGTTTTCCAGGGGTGTTCTGACTGTTTACACTGTAACTCTCGGTATCTGCGTATCCCCCCCGTCAAGCAAACCTATATAGCATCCTAAGCCCTTGATTTCATTGAACTAAAAAAAGTGCGCGCGTGTAACTGCCCGGCGACCCTTTTTTGCAAAAGCGCGCAAATCAAACTATATAACCCGTTTTTATCCCCGGTATTGACATAGGCCAGCGTTTTGTATATAATGAAGGTTCTTTCAGTCGAGTATCGCCTCGCCGCTCTCCTAACAGGTTAGGTCCGCCAAGCGCACTTTATATAGAATGCTGGTCGGCTCCTGTCGGGGATTCCGCTCATTTATATATCACCAAGCCCCCGGTCCCCCAGACCGGAAAATGAACCGTCGCTGCCATTTTTGCAGAAGTGCAGCAGGTGCCCGCGCCCACTGATCCGGCGAAGCCGTGTTATATCTAACGCTGCCAGCGTTTTGTATAGCCCCCTATCGTCGGCCAGTGCGGCGCCTCGCGTGGCCCCTTCCCAGCATGAGAATGACGTGCCGTAGCCAGTCGGCCCCGTACGCATAAGTCTCCCGGTCCTAATTTGTTAGGACTTCTACCTTGGTGCAGCGTACTTGAAGCAAAGCAATCACGCCGAACGGGTGGCATCACGGCCACCCATGTCCGCAGTCATCCGGCCGGTGCCGGAACCTGCTCGGATGGAGTATGCGGTGCGGAACCTGTGCGTACTATCCCTACCCTGCCAGCCGTCGCGCTGGCTCAACGCACACTACCAAGCCTCAACATGACAACCATCCTCGGCGCCTGAACCACACCCCCCTTGCTCACAAGCTCGACACCGGGCTCGCAAGCTCGACCAACTCCGTGGGATATGCAGGCGCAACCCGACTATCGCGTGCGAAGCAAACACCCGAGTGTTTGCCCACAACCATCTAACCGTTAGGACTTAACGATATGACCCCCACCACCACGACCCCCACCACCACGACCCCCACCACCACGACCCCATCTTCCATCACCGTCGAGCAGCTGCTTGATACCATCGTCGCCAATGCTTCGGAGCCTGTGATGACCACACACCACGCAACCACCACACCCACCGCCTGGGCGCACCTGCCCAACGCGCCGCACATAGACCGTGTGCTGGCTCACGCCCATGCCCACCCGCAGGCATGGACCGCCGCTCGGTCCGCCGCTCGGTCCGCCGCTTATGACGCCGCTTGGACCGCCGCTTGGGCCGCCGCTCGGGCCGCCGCTTGGGCCGCCACTCGGGCCGCCGCTCTGGACGCCGCTTGGTCCGCCGCTTGGGCCGCCGCTCGGGCCGCCGATTGGGCCGCCACTTGGGCCGCCACTCAGGCCGCCGCTTGGGCCGCCGATTGGACCGCCGCTCGGGGCACTACCTTGGCGCTCGTCGCATGGGACGACGCGGGCCTCCTGCTCGACATGCCCGCTGACGCCGTGCGCCTGCTCGCCGCCTCCGGCCACCAGCCTGCGGTGCTCATGCTGCCGGCGTGCATAGCCTTCGGAGAACAGCCATGACAGACGACCTCCCACCCGGGTTCGAGATGCGCCCCACGAGCAACGGCCTGCCGGTGGTGTACGTGCCCTATGACCACAACACCTCGGTGATCGCCGACTTGGCCAAGGACTTGGGCAAACCCGACCAGGAGTGCGGGCTGTGCCCGGCCTACGACAAGATGTCATGCAGGGCCACCGACTGCGATCGCGGGTACCTCGTCGACCCGCAATGGCTGCCAATCCTCATTCTGCGTGGAGTCAAGGCATGACCACCGAGTACAAAATCACCACCGTCGCTGGCGTCGAGTGCGCCTGGGTGCCCACTGGCACGGCCATGTCCGCCGAGATCGAAGCCCTGAGTAGAGACCTCAATGGGGCCCCCAGTATCTGCGGGCTGTGCCCTTTGGACCATAAATCGGCCCGTGCCCCGTGCAGGGAAATAGTCGACTGCTACGGGTTCATCATCGTAGAGGCCAAGTACATCCCCGTCCTGCGCATGCGCAGCAAACAACTCACCTAACCTGTTAGGACTAACCATGAAGTTCATCAATCTCACCCCGCATACTCTGACCATTGACGGCATCGGTGCCGTGCCGCCGTCTGGCGTCGTCGCTCGCTTGTCATACGACCGCATGCTGTGCGATCCGATCGAAGGCCCGGCCGGGCCGGTGCGTGTGATCCGCCAAGACTTCAAACCCGTGGACAACATCCCCCCACCCGCCGACGGCGTGGCCTACCTCGTCAGCGCCCTCATCATCAATGCACTGCTGGCCCACCCGGACACTGCCATGGCCGACCGCGTCGGCAGGGATATCTTCGCCCCGGACACAGGGCCCGATGCCATTCGTGAGCGAGGCCAGGTCATCGCCGTGCGGGGGGTTGTATGGTGACCGCCGACGAGGCGGCCCCTGCCGGGGAGCCCGAACCCACCCACGTCCCCAAAGGCCCCTACCACGGAGTGATGTGCAGCGAACCAGGCAAACGGTTCGAGATCGACGGCGCCGTCTACGAGTCCGTCGCATACACCGGCAAGTCCGCGACCACCCACGCCTACGAGGTAATCAAAGCCCTGCAGGCCGACCTCCCCGACCCACCCGACCCGGGCACCCTCTCGGTCTGCTACCACTGCCCTATCTACTACGGCCGCGCCGACTACGCCTCACGCGAATGCATCTGCACCGGCCCTGTGATCCTCGTGCCTGTTCAGTGGGCCCCTGCCCTCCACCTGCTCAAGCCAGTCAAGTAATCCCCCGCCAACCCCACCTAATAAGTTAGGAGTAATCAAATGTCATATACAACGCAAACCCCCTACACCCTGCTCAAGCCAGTCAAGTAATCCCCCGCCAACCCCACC